GGTCCTCAATGTGCAGCAAGAGAGGCGGCGGAACCTCTCCGGGGAAGAAGTGGTCCCACGTCAGCATCGCGCCGCTACGGCTCATGTCGAACTTCGCCGTCACGTTTCCCGGCAGGTCGACCAGGTCTTCCGCCGCGGTCTGGTGGTGGTCAAGGATCAGGATGCTATTCGCCTTCGCGGCCATATCCAACAAAGCCGGTCGCTTGTAGCTGAAATCCACCATCACCACGTCCTTACCTACCACGTCAGGCGGCGGCTCCTGGTATTTGCCGGGGTGGAATTCAATCTCGCCGAGCGCCTTGCGAACAACCCAGGCAGCCCCGAACCCATCTGCACAATTGCTGTGGTAGATGCACATGCTCATTTGTTAGTCCTTTCGTTGTTGGTCATGGTTTCCTACCCGATCTGCGAGAATCCCGGTGCGCAGCGTTCTGCTACAAGTTCCGGTATCTTCAACCGTACCGGCTCACCCATCACAGTCCCGTCGTCTGCGGTGTAGGCTTCGCGGCCAAGGTGCGCCGCGCACTGGTCCAGCAGGCTGCAATAGAACGCGGTATTGCGTGCCATTTGCATGGTTGACTCCATCCAGACGGCAAGGCGCTTCGCGAAAGCCTCGGCGAGCACTGGGTCCATCTGCTTGCTGCTGGTTTCGTCATCACACCAGCACTGCGCGGCTTCTTGCAGAGCTTCTTCCATGTACTGATTCATCGTCTTCCCTTCGTTGTTGGTAAGGATTGCCTACCCGATCTGCGAGAAATCTGGCGCCCAGGCTTGCGGCGTGAGCGCTGACGCCTCGATCCCGGCCAGCTTGAGCCGTGCATACATCCGGCCAACGATCGGCCGTCCTGCCCGGTTTGTGTGGTACTTCCAGCGGTTCGCGTCGAGCCACGTGCGTTGCCCGTCGTGCGTCTTAGAGCCGGTGATTTCCGACAGCTCGTCGGCGGCCAGCGTCTCGGAGGGCAGGGGGAGTTCAAAGATGGCGGTCATGTATCGTGTCTTGGATGCTTGGGCAACATTGGTGCATAGTTTTGCGTCAATTCGGACGTCTACATCTTGTTGGGCCGCTCGGGCATCGCGCTGACTCTCGCGAATCTGTGCAATACGCAGCACATCGGCTAGGCATTGCACGTTTTCCACCAGTTCTGCCGACACGCTGGTTCAGTCATGCGTATCATAGGTGTTTGTCAGCGGATTGTACGTCACCCAATCGTGTCGCCTTTCGCACCGCTGCTCGGATTCCTGGCAGTCGCACACATGCGCCGCATCGCAGCGGCCTAACCAGTCAGTCAACCGGACCTTGGCCGGCGTTGCGTCGTCAGTCATCGCTGCTCCTGTTGCTGCCAAGGCCGGTTATCTCTGCATTAGGTGTCAGAGTCACCGTCCGCGTTTCCGTTGCTTTCAGCCTCTCGGCGTCTTGCAGTTGCTCGTCCTGTCTCAGCCGTAGCGGCGGCATCGTGTGAAACACGGTGGCCCGTTGAAGGTCATCGACCCATTCAGCGTTCCGGTGCGTTCCGGTATGCGTCGTGTATTCGCTGTAGCGAAGGTATTTCCCTTCCTTCTTGAAGACGGTTCCCATGCTCTTCTCCTATCAAGTGTGTAGGCTTCGCTCGGCTTCCAGCCGGGCTTCTTCCATATACTGGTTCATCGTTTTCCCTTGGTTGTTGGTCATGGCCGCATACCCGATTCACGAAATGCCGCTTTCAAGGTAGGCGCGGATGAACGCTTCCGCGACTTGAGGGACAATGGCGTTTCCGTAGGAGCGCAGCTTGTCCACTCTGCGGGAAACCCCATGGGCCAACGGGAATGTTCCGGGCTCAGCTGGCCGCCGTTTGCCGTCTCGGCAGAAAATCCAGTCTGCTGCGGACCAGAATCCGTTGTCGTACCGCCGTATCGCCCGGTGGCCGGACGCGTTCTTGCAAGCATCAGAGGTTCTAATGGCGGCGGCAAACGCGATTGCTTTTACTTCGTCGTTGGTCATTCGCGCTGCTCCTCAGTACAGAAAAACCGCGCCGCAAACTGGTGGCCACCACCATTGCCGGTGGTTTGGGGTAAGAATCGCGATGCGATCAGTAAGCCGAATCTCACTTACGCTGCAGTCCCACAGAACGATGCTAACGCGGCGCAGATTGCGGTCAACCCATAGGATCCGGCTCAAATACGGCTTTGCCGGGTTGTCCTGCAGAAGCTTTCGAATTTCGTCGTTGGTCATTATTCCTTCTTTCCGAACACGGCTTCCTCAATCGCGCGGTTGACTTCCTTGTAGACTTCATCCGCTCCGATTTCCGGGTGCTTCTCGCAGACCGCAGCGAGCACCAGCGCCGAACGGCGCAGAGCCTGCAGCATGTCAGGAGCGGCTTGGATCAGGAGCAAATCCGGGTGGTTGACGGTTTGAATCCAGTGCACGTGATGCTTCCGACCTGGCAAAGGCTGGCACCATTCCCGGCGCTCGCTCATCAGTTTGTAGATGATGTTAGGCGCGCTCTTGTCTGTCTCTTGCAGCAAGACAGTCGCCCCGTTCATCCCCCATCGCGTGGGCTTGAGTACCGTCAGGTCATACCCGTGCGCTCCACCAACAAGCTCGACAACCTTGTCCTTCGGGCGAACTTCCCACCTCCACGGGCCGGGGGTGTGCTGCGTGTCAGTCATCGCTGCGCCCCCACACGGTCAATGCGGTCGCCTGGCGGACGGCCTGCCGCGCTTCGGTCATCTGCTGGCTATGCAGGAGCGCCAACAGTTCGGCGTCGTCGCGGTAGGTCCGCAGCGCGTCGAGCACCAGCCACGCCTTCTGCAGTGCGTCGCGCATCTGGCGCATGGTGTCCTCGTCCGCGCGAGGGGCCGGCGGGTACGGGATGTCGAAGTGCGGCACCCCCATCATGAACTCGGCGCTGTCTTCGTCCCCTTGGTACTCGCGGTCGAACTTTGTCGCTTGGTAGGTCACTTCGTGATTCCTTTCGTCAAAAGTCGCTCGCCGTCGCTACGCGACAGCGGGCATACTGTTCGCATTGGTGCAGCGCGCCGTCGCGCTCTTGCAGTCGCCAACCCGAGCCTTGGTTTGCCCAACGCAAGCCGGATTTCCCGCAGTGCTTGCACGTCCTGCTTGTGTTTAACGTTGTGGGCGAGAACATCGGCGGGTGGTTGTATCCCCCCCGCTCGTCGATGACGCCGAGTTCATACGCCCGTGCATCAGACATACGCCCCATGCGGTACTCGAAGCGATCGTACTCTGCGTCCATCACGTGCTCCAGCGCGAAGCCGGCCATGTCGCTCATTTCGCGATTCCTTTCTGCTTCATCGATTCCAGCAGCAGGTCTTGAACCTCGCGCTTCGATTCGCGGCGGGCCATGACCATTTCATCGACGGTGTCTGCGGCTACGATGTGGTGGATGAATACCGGGCGCGCATGCCCGGCTTGTGCCTGACGAGTCGGGCCGATGCGCTCGATGATCTGCTGCGCTTCTTCCAGATTCCACCAGTGCCCGAAGAACACGAGGATGTTTCCCCCGTCCTGCAGGTTCAGGCCGTGCCCGGCGCTGGCCGGATGTGCGAACAGAACCGGGATCTGGCCCGCGTTCCAGTCACGGACGGTCTGCGGGTTCTTGTCGAGCGCGCGGCCCTTCGGGAACGCGCGTAACAGGCGCTCGAGGTCGCTCTTGAAGTGGTACGCCACGAGCACCGGGGCGCCGGCCGCTTCTTCGATCACGCTCTCGAGCGCGCGGAGCTTGGCGTCATGCACTTCGGAAAACGCACTGCACTTCTCGTCCGTGTAAATCGCCCCGTTCGCGAGCTGCAGGCACTTGACGGTACGGCTCGCCGCGTTGAACGCCTCGACCTCTGCGCCGCACGCGAGCTGCAGGAACATCTCGCGTTCCATGTCCCGGTAAAGCGCCCGTGCGTGGGGCGGCAGCGTGACGCGCAGCACGTTGACGATGGGCTCCTGCAGGTTGAACCAGTCGCGCGCGTCGAGCGACAGAGCGAGGTCGCGCAGCCGGTCCTCGATCTGCTCCTGCGCGGTCGGCAGGGGCTCGAGGCGTACCGCGTGCGGGTCCGCACCGAGGCGCACCGACCGGAACCACCGGGACGTGAAAGCCTCGAAACTGCGGCCAAGGCGCTCCCCGCGGTCAAGGAACCACGTCTGCCCCCACAAGTCCTGCAGCCCGTTGGGCGCCGGTGTTCCAGTCAGGGCGATGAAACGGTCGGCGTGCGCGTGCGCGACCTTGGCGAGCGCCCGGGCGCGCATCCCGCCGCGGCGCAGGCGAAACGATTTCAACCGGGTGGCTTCGTCAGCTACGATCTTGCGGAATGGCCAGTCGCGGCCGAAGTGCTCCACCAGCCACGGCAGGTTCTCGTAGTTCGTGGTGTAGATCGTGGCCGGCGTCCGCAGTGCTGCCCGGCGTTGCTCAGTCGAGCCGACCACGGCGGACACGCGCACGTGGCGCAGGTGCTCCCACTTCGCCGCCTCGTCGGGCCACGTGCCGGCGGCGACGCGCAGCGGGGCGAGCACCAGCGCCGGGCCGGGCTCGACAAGCTCGAGGATGTCTAGCGCCGTCAGGGCGGCGACCGTCTTCCCGAGGCCCATTCCGGCCCATATTGCGCAGCGGGGGCGGTCCAGCATGACGTCAATCATGATGCGCTGGTACTCGCGTGGGTTGAAGGGCCGGCGGCTCACGAGCGCATCACATGCCGCCGGATCACGCCAGCGGCAACGGGGGTCACTGTTTCCTTGCCGTGAGCCGTGAGCCGGGCCGCGACGCGGCCTGCGCCGGCATCTTCCGTGGCATTTTCTGCGTCGTCCTGGCCCGATGGCGATACGAGCGAACTCGGCACAAAGGGGGTGCGTGGTGCGCCTTGCAGCACGGCCCGGGCGTAGTCAATCTCGACCTTGATACTGTTGATGATCGTCTGCGCGGTGGCGTTGATCGCCTTGGCGCGCTCGACGTCGAGCTTCACCTTCGGGTCTTGCAGGCCGCGCAGCGTATCGAACAGCGTTTCGCGCAGGGTGTTGATATTGTCATTGCTCATTTCTTGCCTTCTCTTTCTTGTTGATCTGCCGGGTTATGGCGCCTCGAAGCTGCACGAGCGCCGCGACTTCCGGGCCGTAGTTGTGGTACGAGTTCCTTGCCATCAGCTCTTTCCGCGTCAGTAGTTCCAGGTTGGTCAGGTCGAAATTGCGCTTGTTTCCGTCCCGGAAGGCCAGCGCGCAGCCCGGCGGTATCTCGCGACCGGCGGCGAACCAGACCAAGTGGTGCACCGGCTTGTAGTCACGCCGCGACTTGCCCGTCTCAGCGACCTTGCGCTCTAGGTAGCCTTCTTTAGTTTCGCGCTCCGTTCCGATCGGCCGCCACGTGTGGGGCCTCTGTCCGGGCTTGAATTGGTGGGCCAACGCACCGCCGGTCGGTTTGTGCTGTTTCCCTTTGTTCCACGGCACTTGCCCCTTCTTCAACCGCGTGGCCTCCCCGAGCGTCCGTAGGTGGGCGGTTGCTTGTTCCTTGTACTGCGCCAGGTACGCCGCCGTTTTCTTCAGCCCGAGTGCCCCCGCCTGCATGTAGACAGCGGGGGTTGTGACGCCGAAAAGTTTGGCAAGCGCGGCGGTGCTCTCGTGCGGGTAGCGCTCCCGCAGGATGGCGCAGCGTTCTTCGGTCCAGCGCAGACGGGGCATTGTCGTTACACCAAGTCGCCGACGTCGCTGTCCGGGGCGGCGAGCGTGCAGTCGTGTACCCACGCCGGGGCGGTCACCATGACGGCGCATGCGCCCTTGCGCAGCGGCATCAGGACGCCGACAAAGTCCTCATCGTCGAGCGTCAGCAGTGCGGCGCCCTGGCCGTTGTGGCCGATGCCGACAGCGGGGATTGCCTTTGCGCCGTGCAGGGCGCTGTACGCCTTGCGCAGCGTCTCGATGTACCGCAGGTTGAACTGCGCCAGTTCGCCGGAGGCGTGCGCAGGGATGATGTGCCGATAGTCGGGGTACCGCCCGGCGATAGTCCGCCCGACGGTTGTGGCCACGCCGGCGGGCGTGACTTCCACGCGCCGGGTGTTGTCCTCGCCTTCGGGCTCGCCAAGCGTGACCAGCACAGGCCCTTTACCCTTGGCGTTGCGCAGCAGGTCAAGGGGGACGATCGCCTGGAAGACGGTGTCTGTGAAGGCTGGCGGCTCGTACTTGACGCGGAAGACGCCAAGCATACAACCGTCGGTGGCGATGAAGCGAACTTCGGACGGGCCGACCTCGAAGCAGACGCCGTTCAGGTACGTGCGGATGTCGGCGGTAGCGGCAAACAGCTTGATGGCGGCGAGCACTTCGCCGCGGACGTAGAACTCAATCACGGGTTTCCTTTCAGGTTGTTCAGAAGGTGGTGCAGCTCGAGCGCGTAGCAGGCGAGGAAGACGCGCAGCGCAGGGAAGCAGCAGGCGGTCTCCCGCGCGCGCTGCGCCACGGCCGCGGCGAATTCGGGGGTGTCGGAGAGCGCGCTCATCGCAGCACCTCGTCCACTTGGTCGAAGCTATCGACAACCTCGACGCGCTGGCCGAGGCGCCGCATGCGCGCATGCTCGCGGGCCTGGTGCGGCTTGACTTTCTCCCCGGGGGCCTTGACCTCGACCCAGATAGTAGCGCGGCGCCCAACCCATTGGACTTCGCCGCCGAGTGCCTTTGCGCAGGCCACGAGGTCGCCTTCGATGTCGCGCTCAGGTATTGCCGTTCGCTCTAGCGGGGCCGCCAGTGAGAAGGCCCATGGCGAAGCCGAGCTAGGCAGCATCACGAGGCGGTCGGGGGCACCGCGGCGCCCAACCCATTGTACTTTGCGCACTTCGCCCCCCAGGGCCTTCGCACGGGCGACAAGGTAGGCTTCGACGTCGCGCTCAATCACCGCTGTTTGCTCCCGCAAGGCAGCCGGTAAGCAGGCCGAGGGCGAAACCGAAATAGACGGCCAGGAAGATGTCTACCACAGCGTCACCCCGCGCCAACGGCGCCACGCGCGGCGGAACGACACGCGGCGGCTGTTGCCCCAGTAGCGGTAAATCCGGTACAGCTCGAAAAGTCCCACGGCAGTTTCCTTTCTTGGTTGGTTGGGAGTCATTTGCGGTAGCGCGCCGCCTCGAAACCTTCGGCAGCGAGAGGCAGGTCTTCGGCCCACGCCGGCGCCACGACCATCAAGGCCGACAGGTGCGTAGCGTTGAATTCGGGGGTGTCGGGGGTTTCGGTGACTGGTTCGTCGTGCACCGACAGGACGGTGCGGTAGCCGGCGGCTTCGATGCGCGGCATGCTGTCAGCCAGCACGTCGCGGGCTACAGCCTGGGTGATGTTCTCCGCGAGCTTGCCGCCGTATGTCTCGAGCCGTGCCCATTGCCGCGTGTACTGGTTCACGCCCATGTACGACAGCTTGTTGCCTTCGCCAAGCCGGATGCCCGGGTAGCAGAGGAAGCGACCTGACGGCAGGCGGATGCGCAGCCAGGCCCCGTCGCGGCGCAGGCTGACGCGCCGGCAGTCGAAGACCCGCCCTGGGTTCTGCACGGCCAGGCGCGCGGCGTCTTGCAGATCCCGCCAGAACGACGCCGTGGCGTGGTGCCCGTACCGCCACGCGCGCTTGAACGAGTCGCAGACCATCCACGCCCGGTCGGACAGGCCGAAGGTCGGCCGGCCTTCACGCTTGGTCCATTCGAGCGCGCTGCGGGCTTCGTCGAGTACGTCGCCGGGAATCGCCGAGAAGGCTTGCTCGGCCATCGCTTCGAGGTCGATTCCGTAGGCGGCGGCGAACGTCACAAACGCGCCGACACCCCCCTCATAGCCGAGTGCGAGTTCCTGCACCTTGCCGATCTGCCGCTGGTCTTTGGTCACGTCGTCGGGCGAAACGCCAAACGACTTGGCATAGGCCATTTTGTACAGGTCCGGGCCTTCGCCGGCGTCATAGTCCCGGAACGCCTGTAGCTTCCACTGCTCGCCGGCCAACCATGCGAGCACGCGGCCTTCGATGTTGGCGAGGTCGGCGCAGACCAGCTTACGGCCTGGCGGGGCGACAATGACGCCGCGCAGGCAATTGCTCAGGAGTTCGAGCGGGCGGTCGAACAGCAGGTCCGCGCAGCCAGCCTTTACCGCGTCGATGCCGCACGCGATGTCTGCCGAGGGCATTGTGGGCCGGGCCAAATTTTGCGCCTGGAACAACCTCCCGGCCCAACGGCCGGTGCGGGCGGCGCCGCAGAACTGCAGCGTGCCGCGCAGCCGGGCGTCTTTGCTCACTGCGCGCAGGAGCGTCTGGTACTTGGCCGTGCTCGTTGTGCTCGCCTGCAGCCGGATAGCCAGCAGTTCCCGCAGCGCCGCCGGCAGGTCCGGGTCGTTGATGCGGCGCTCGAGGGTGCTCTGCTGCATGTCGGGCAGCATCACCCCGTAAGCGCGGGTGATGTGCCGCAGCATTTCGTCCCGTTGTGTCGCGGCCTGTACGTCGCCGTCTGTGAGTGCCTGCGTGCGATCTGCGAGCCGCGCCTGTTCAACCTGCACCGAGGCGATCGCCGCGCGGGCCATGTCGACGTCCACCGCGAAGCCGCGGTCGTTGACGGCCTGGTCTAGTTCCCACAGCGCGCGCTCGCTGGAGCTGCAGTTCCACGTGGGCAGCTTCGCATCGACCGCGCGCATGGCTTCCACGTCGAGGCGTGCGTACTCGACGAACTTCGCCCACTCGGCCGGGTGCGTCTCGCGGGTCGCCCGGCGGAGGTAGTAACCCTTCTTCTCCGGGTGGGGCTTGCAGAACAGGGGCACAAGCCGCCGGCCGTCCTTGTCCTTGGCCTTGTCGACCGGGAGGTCGAAAATCTCACACAGCTTGCCCAGCCCGCCGGGCAGGGAGTGGGCGAGCGACTTGACCATCGTGTCGTGCACGCGGGAGACGGGAATCTCGAAGCCGCAGTGGCGCAGAACCGTGCGGTCGAAATGCGAGTTGTGGAACGTGAAGACGAAGTCCGGATCGGCGAGCGCAGCGGCGAGCGCGTCGGGCATCGGGGCGCCCGCGGTCAAATCCCACACTTCGACCGGGCCGTCGTCGATCGCAAAAGCCCACAGCATCACTTCCGCCTTCTCGGCGTAGGCGTGCGTGCCGTTGGCAATAGGCACTTCGCTGTAGGTCTCCGTGTCGCTCCAGCAGATTCGCATTGCGCTGCTTCCCTTTCAAAAGTGACCGTTGCCGAGATTCCCGGGTGATGTCTTACGAGCCCTCCCCGGTTTATGCATGCCCTGGCGGAGTTACACGTTGCGGGTCCGCCAGGGGTAGCAATCTCAGCCTTGCCCGCGTGGTCTGGCGCAGGTTGGAGGTAAGGGCTCCCGCTTTGCGACGCCCCCGGCTCGCGAGGGCGGCGTAAAGCGCCCGGCGCTGCCGCCGGGTGCGTGTGCCTAGAACAGGTCGTCGGCGGCTTCCGCGGCGAGGTCGTCGAACTCGTCTGGCGTGGCGGCACAGCCCCCGGCGAAGGCGTCGCCGTCGCGCAGGAACTGCACACCACGCAGGCTGGCGTTGATGCGCTTTCCGTAGTTGTTGTCTTGCACCCACAGTTCGATGCTGGCGTTGACGTAGCAGCCGGCGTAGGGCCTGCCATCCTGCTCAACGAGCGGGCTCTTGTCCCGATCAACGACCAGCGGCCGGACGCTGTTGCGGGCGGAAACGTAAAGCATGCCGACGAAACCCTCGTAGTTCGACTTCAGGTCGCCGTCGTGCAGGCAGACCTTGTCGGTGGCGCGCATCTGCTTGAGGATGGCGGGGGCCTTGGCGCCCCACTTGTCCGACGCAATCTTCTCGATCGCCTGGTTCAGCGCGACGACCTGCGGGTCTGCCGGGTTGATCAGGAAACAGGCGGAGAAAGCGGGGTTGCCTTCGCTGTTCACCGTCTTGGCGGTGAACAATTCGGGGAACGACAGGCGGACGTTCGTGAGCTTGATTTTCATGGTGTGGGCTCCTGGTGGAAGAACTGGGGGTACTGCAACTTGATGCGGGCGGTTGCCTTCTCGATCGCCTTCTGCCGCGCCAGCGGATCGGGGCCGATGAGAGGCGTTGCCGCTGCGCGCTGCAGCGCCGCGATGGCATCGGGCGGCAGCAGCGAGTGGGGAGGGGCGACGCGCACGGCTATACCAGCTCGGCTACGTTGTCGAACTCGTCTGCGCTGGCCTGCACGACAAGGGCCGGGCGCTTGTCAGAGTCCGGCGCTACGGACGGCCGGCCTTCAGGCTGCACGACAAGCGTTTGCAGCTTCGGCCACTGCCGCGGGCCGATTGCGCCGGCCTTGTGCAGCTTCTCTGCCGTGGTGGGGCTGATCAGGGAGAGGTCGTACATCTCCTCGACCTTGAGACGCATGGCCTTGAGCGCTTGCTCGGCGGCGGTCATGTCTGCCCACTTGCGCGCGCCACGGCGCCCCTGGACCAGCTTGAAGCCCGGAACCGCGTTGCCGGCCAGCAGCTCGGCCTCGCCCTTGGCGCGCACCGCCTTGCACCACGACTCGATCAGGTCGGTTGCGGACATGAGATTGCCGAGGGTGACGTTGTCGAAGGTCCGCGCCAGGGTCGGCTCGAGCTGCGGCGCGATCGGCTGCGACACGTCGACGAAGTCATCGGACACCGTGGCCAGCACGTGCGCCGCGAGCGCCGGACATGTCGCCTTGGCCTTGCAGAACTTGCACTGGCTGTCGCCGGGCTCGAGGTACTTCTCGTGCATCTCGGCGTGCTTGTCGAAGTACTTCAGTGCGAGCACGCCACGCGTTGAGGCATCGGCACAGCGCGGCCGGAACGCCTCGAGTTCTGCAGGCGTATAGGTCCACTCGCTGATGTGCTGCCGGCGGGGCTGCACGATGGCGACACGCACGCTGTTGAAGTCACCGAGATAGTCGAACTCCCGCATGGCGGCCAAGGCGTAGATCTGGAGCTGCGGGTTGTCCTTGGCCTCGACCATGACGCCCTGGCCGTACTTCAGGTCGATGATGGTCAAGACGTCGCCATCGACGATCACAGCGTCGGCGCTGCCGCAGGCGTAAATCTCGCCGGTGATGTGCGCAATGGGGAGCGCTTGCTCGACCGCGAGTTCGCCGCCGAGGGTGCGCACGTAATCCACGTATACCTGCACGTGGCCTGCCATCTCGGCGTCGACCGTGAAGTCGCGCTCCGTGACGGTGTTGGCGATGGCCGCGGGCTCGTGCGTGACGGTGATAATCCAGCCGAGGTAGGCGGCGGTGTCGGTGCCGTTGGTGAGGGCGAGCGCCGCAAGCGCGTGCGCGGCGGTGCCTTCGTCGGCGAACTCGCTGCTGGTGTCGGGCTCGCGAGACTCGAGCCCGACACTGCCGGCGCAGCGCATCCACCGATGCGCCGAGGAGGGAGAAAAAAGGGCGTGGGGAGAAGAGGCAACGACGTGGGTGGTCATGTGCAAGCCCTCCGGTGGCGTTGGACGTTGCGCGCCTTGGCGGCCATGCGCTTGGCGCGGGGCACATAGACGGGTAGCGCGGTAAGGCTGACGCCAGCGGCGATCATGGCAAAGAGCGCACGTGCGCAGGCGAAAGCGGCGCTCACTCCGCGGCTCCCGCCTTGGCGCACGCGGCGACGACGGCCGCGTACTGCTCGGGCTTCAGTTCCTTGCCGTTGGCCACGCCGAAGTCGCGGAAGACTGCGACCGCGGCGTCGCGGCCCTTGGCCTTGGCAACCTTCGTCACCGCGGCCACAACATCATTGTAGTTGGTCGGCGCTGCGGCCGGTTCGGAACTGGCGGCCTTCTGCTCGGGCGCAACGTCCACCAGCGCCGCGGCAGTAGGCGGGGTAGGGGCAGGCGTCGCCTTGGTCTTGGCAGGCGTAGGGCGGGCCTTCGCCGCTTCCTGGATTGGGGTTGCGGCTTCTGTGGCGACCTCAGCGGGGACCGGTGCCGTGGCGTCCGGCAGAGGGGCCGCTGGGACCGGTGCCGGCTTGGCGCTGGCGGTAAGGGCGGCGATCAGTTCGCGGATTGCCGACGTGTTGTCGGCGAGGGCTTTTTCGAGGCTCATTGAGGCTCCTTCGTGGTTTCGGTGGTGAGGTTGTTGAGGCGGGCGAAGATGTCGCCGGCTTCGGTGGCCAGCGTCTCGAACCCGGCGGCGATGTCGAGCTGCCGGCGGAGATCGCCCGGTTCGTGGATGTCAAGGTCGTTGAGCATGGTCAGCATCGCCGTGATGTCGGTGAGGCTGGCCGGGTGCGCTTCACAGAGCGCGCGCAGCGCCTCGCCGGTGATGTCGAAGTCGGCGATGACCAGATAAAGCTCTTGGTCGGTGCTGGCTTCGTCGAGCAAGCGCTCGAACCGGCCCAGCAGTTCAACCTCGAGGGGGGTGCTGGTCAGGGTGTCGATTTCCGCACGGGCGGCGCTGGCCAGGTGCGCGTCGGACATGCTGCGCATGGTGCCGGCGTCCATTACGAGAGCACCCCGTGTCGCGCTGCTTCGCGCAAGCCAGCCTTGGCCTTGGCGCGGATTTCCTGCAGATTCTGCAGCGGAGTCCGCGAGCGCAGGTCGGTAAGCTCGTGGACGTCAGCCAGCAGCCGGTGCAGGTAGCGGGCGAGCGCCAACGTTTTGTCGAACGGCGGGTGTTCGGCTGGCGGGGGCACGCCGTCGATGAGGCGCGCGAGGTCTGTGAGGTTGGCGGGGCCGGTGGGCGCCGCGGCTTGCTCGAGGGGCATGGGGCTTTTCTCCGTGTCGTTTGGTTGGTTGACGGGGAGAATTATACAACCCTTGTTGTATTCGTCAACCGCATTTGCGGTTTTTGAAGACGAAATTTTTGCCTCTCAGGGAGGCAGATCAGACCGTGGTTTGGGGTGCGTGAAAAGCTACGGGTTGCGTTTGTTTGACGCGCACACAACAGACGTTTTATCCTAGTGCGGTTCAAACAACGAGGACCGCACACATGGGCACCAAGAACACCCCCCTTCAACGCGCCGTGACCCTGGCTGGGTCGCAGACTGAGCTGGCGCGGCGCATCGGCGTGCAGCAGGCGCACGTCTGGAACTGGCTGAATCGCTCGAAAGGTAAGGTGCCAGGGGAGTACGTCATCTCGATCGAGAGGGCGACTGGCGTGAGCCGTCACGAACTACGCCCGGACCTGTACCCGATCGAGGGGCGGGCATGAGGCCGTGGACGCTGGTACAGGGCGAAGCGTTGCTGATGGGTCGGCGGTTCATCGGCGTAGAGCGCGAGGCGGCGGCTGAGGAAGAATCGTGCAGCGTGGCGGACCTGCTGTGAGGGCGCCGGCGATGTGGGGCGCGACGACCGACGACTGGACCCATTTTGACCTACTGCTGGGCCTGGGCGCGGACCTCTTGCCGGTGGTGTCGAATCCGGGTGCGGTGGTAGCGGCCGGCTCGAAGCTGCGGGGGCTCGGGAAGACACCAAGCCGGTACAACCGGGCGCGGCAGGTGGTCGGCATCCCGGGCTGGACGTCGTATCAAGCGAGCGACGGTGAGCTGGCCCGGTGGGCGGCGGAGCCGGATTACGGGATCTGCCTGCAGACCCGCAGCGTCCGGGCGCTGGACATCGACGTGCCGGACGAGGCGCGGGCCAGGGCCATCACCGACCTGATTGACGAGTACCTGGACTTCGCCCTGCCGGCGCGCTGCCGGGCGGATTCGGGCAAGGTGCTTCTGGCCTTCACCCTGCCCGGCGACCTGGCCAAGCGGACGATGCGCGTCGACGGCGGGATTATCGAGTTCCTGGCGACTGGCCAGCAGTTCATCGCCGGCGGCACGCACCCCGCCGGTTCGCGGTACGAGTGGGCGGGAGGGCTGCCCGACTGCTTCCCGGTGCTGGCCCTCGAGACGTTCGAGGGGTTGTGGGCCGCGCTGGCCGATCGCTTCGCGATTGAGGCGCCGGCCGGCGGGGCGGTGTCGGTGTCGGTGCGCCAGCGGGGCGAGGCACTGGACCTGCCCGACCCGGTGGCCGATCTGCTGCACGCGCAGGGCCGGGTGCTCGACGTGGACCGCGACGGGGCGCTGGCCATCGCCTGCCCCTGGGCTGAGGAGCACACAACGGGCGAAGACGGCGACGGCTCGACGGTCTGGTTCCCGGCGGGCAGCAACGGCCACGCGAAGGGGCACTTCAAGTGCCTGCACGGGCACTGCGAGGGCCGCACCGATAGCGACTTCTTCGCTGCGATCGGCTATGTCGAGGATGTCGCCGGGGAGTTTGATGTCGTGGCGCCGGAAGCGGCCACGGAGGCCCCGCGCGCGCCGCTGCCGGCGTTCAAACGGGACAAGGCGGGCGGTATCCTCGCCACGTTGGAAAACGTCGCCCTGGCCGCGCGGCGCGCGGACCTCTGCGGGATGGACATCCGGCACGACACGTTCCGGGACGAGATCATGTTCGCGACTACTGGCGAGGACTGGCGGCCGTTTCGCGATGCCGACTACTCGAGGCTGCGCATCCGCCTCGAGTGGGCGGGGTTCAAACCGATCGGCCGCGAAATGATCCGAGATGTCGTCCTGCTCGTGGCCGAGGAGCGGCCGTTCGACAGTGCGATTACGTGGCTTGGGGGGCTGAAGTGGGACGGCCAGGCGCGCGTCGACGGCTTCTTGCGCGACTACTTCGGCGCCGACGACTCGGAGTATGTCCGGGCAGTGAGTCGGTATCTGTGGTCGGCGCTGGCCGGGCGCGTGCTGTCCCCGGGGGTCAAGGCGGACATGGCGCCGATTCTTGTCGGCGAGCAAGGCGCGGCGAAAAGCTCGAGCGTGGCGGCGATGGTGCCCGACCCGGACTTCTTCGCCGAGGTGTCGTTCGGCGAGCGCGACGACGACCTGGCGCGCAAGATGCGGGGCCGGCTCCTGGCCGAAATCAGCGAGCTGCGGGGGCTTCGCAGCCGGGAGGTCGAGAGCATCAAGGCATTTATCTCCCGGACGCACGAGCACTGGGTACCGAAATACCGGGAGTTCGCGACGACATTCCCGCGGCGCCTGGTATTCGTGGGGACCACCAACAAGGACGAGTTCCTGGCCGACGAAACCGGCAACCGCAGGTGGCTGCCGGTGCGGGTTTCGAGGGCGGATGTCGAGGCGGTGAAGCGCGACCGGCTGCAGCTCTGGGCCGAGGGGCGCGAGCTGTTCAAGGCCGGCGGAATCGCGTATCGGGCGGCCGAGGAACTTGCAGAACCAGTCCACCGCGAGCACATGATCACTGATCCTTGGGCCGAGGAAATCTCACGCTGGCTTGGCGAGCCCGACACGCTTACCGGAGCGTGTCCCGGCGCGCGCAGTTTTTTGCGCGTTGGTGAAGTGGCCCGCGAGGCGCTGCGGCTCGAAGCGAAGCAGATTTCTAAGAGCGAAGAAATGCGAATCTGCAATTCTCTGCAGGAACTTGGTTATACGCGCAAAAAAATACGGGTTGGCGGCCCCCCGGTGTGGGCTTGGGTGCGGAAATGACCATGCAAAATTTTACTGTTCCCACCTGTTCCCACCTTAAAAGGGCAGGTGGGAACGCGCAACCCCTTGAAAACACTGGTTTGTTCCCACCGTTCCCACCGTTCCCACCTTCCCCTATATACACGCGCGCGATATATATGTCCCCTGGAGGAAAGGTTAACGGCAGGAGGGTACAGGTGGGAACAGGTGGGAACAGTAAAAAATTGCACGTTCACGGGAGACACCGGCATGGCCCGACTTGTGGCTGTAAATGAGATTGGTTTGCGAATAGGCGAGGATCACCCCCGGGCGAAGCTGACCGACGCCGAGGTCGAACTGGTGCGGCGGCTTTATGAAGGGGGCATGCGGTACAGCGAACTCGCGGAGAAGTTCGAGTGCAGCAAGTGGGCGATCGGGCGCATTTGCCGGTACGAGCGCCGGGCGCAAACGGTGGCGGCTTTCAAGGTGCTGGGGGTTGAAGAAAGCGCTTGACACACGTACGCGATGCGTGCATACTGGCCTTGACTCACCGAACACCAACAACCAGGAGAAATCACATGAAAAAGGTCGTCACCTTCGATTACGAGGACTTCAACACGTCAACTCGGAGAAGCAAGGATTGCCGCAAGCACGGCGACGTGGAAGTGCGCAACGACATCGACGGAAGCGTTTACGTCGTCGGATCTATGGGGTGCAGCAAGTCGCGTCCTGACGTTCACGACGCTCTCGTGGACTACCTTGGCGGGCGCCAGTTGTTGGCATACCGTTGTTTCTTCTAGCCGCCGCAAAAACAAACTGGGCGAGCGATGTGCAAGCCCGAATCCCGAGGAGAACGAGATGAAATACATGCAGCTTTCCGAGGCCATCGACGCCGGTCTGGCGACGCTGGCCCAAAACGACCAGCCAGCCGGATGGCGGTTGGCGTACTTCCGTGAGGTCGCGGCCTATGTAGCGCCGGACTGCCCGGAAATTCTCGGGGAGGTTTTTCCGGATGACGAAGAGTATGCAGCATGAGCGCCGAGATCAGAACGGGCGCATCGTGCGCCAATGGATAGCCCATCCCCTGACAGCATTCGGCAAATGCGAGTCGCCGCGGGTCTGACGCAAGAGCAGGCCGGCGCCCTCGTTGGTGTCGCCCGCCGCACCTGGCAGGATTGGGAGCGCGGGCAGCGCCGGATGCAGCCCGGCCTGTTCGAGCTGTTCAACCTCAAGCGCACCGCCTGACGCGCGGCGCAAGAAGTTGTTGACACGCTTTGAAAACGTGATACGATATCAATCAAGGAAGGCAGCGGGCCGACCAGCAAACCAAGGAGATTGAGATGAGGTTCGAGACCACTAAAGGCGTGTTTTTGACCGCCGACACGAAGGCAGATGCCGCCATTTTGGCGGCGCAGTACAACATGGGCGATATTGCCCGGGTACTGACGTCCGCACCATCGGCCAAGCCGCGGCGCCAGATGAGCGTCGCAACCGCGGTGCGCATTTTCGCGCAGGCGCAAGAATGGCCGCAGTGCGGGCAAAACTGGCCAATGGACGCGCAGCAACGCGCGGCCCAGGCCGTGATCGCAGCCAATCCTGGCTGCACCGATGACGTGTTTTGAGGGGAATGGGATGAGCAGTTTGGATCTTTGCCGGCAGCAGATGACGCTAGGCGCTAGGCGTCGAAGCGAGATCAACCGCCGCGACCAGCTCGTTGACCGCGTGCTGGATCTCTTGCGCGCCGAATGGCAAGCCGGAGCATCAGGCTCGCCCGGTTTCCACCACCAGCAGCGCGCCCTGTCGCGAGCCCAAGTGGCAGTGGCTCTCAAAATCGATGTTGAACAAGGAGACGATAATGCTTAACCTGACCCCTCACCTGATCGCCGTGCATTCGCCAGACGGCGCTCACCATTTCTTCCCGCCGTCTGGCGTCGTCGCCAGAGTGTCGATGCTGGAAACCGTGGTTGGGGTTTGCCCCGTAACCGGTGCGCCGATCATCACGCGCACAGCCGGCGATCCGGTCGGTCTGCCAGAGGACGGATCCCCGTGCATCGTGTCGGCGATGGTGCTGGCCGCGTGCCCTGGCCGTGCTGGCGTGTTCGCTCCGGACAGCGGGCCGACCGCCATTCGCGACGAGCGCGGGCAGATTGT